TCATGACACCAAGGATAACCTGCAGATGTTACGCGGTTTATACCCTTGATATATTCCGAATCAGTTCCTTTGACGGCTTGATCAAAATCCAATACTTTCATGTTTGAATAATTGCATTTTGATTTCGCTAATTGTTGTTTGTACGATAGGACACTTCTTTTCAGAATATTTGCATCAAGTGTTGGCACATTCTTGAATTGTTTTTGGATTCCTTTGAACATGGGACCGTCTACCTTTTCCGGGTGCATCAGTTTTGCAGGGGCCATCTCTGTTGGATAAACTCTGTTTATGACTTGAGTTGCGTGAATTTTTGTTCTCACATTTGGATATGGAGGATCAAGAATATCACCCAATGAAATGCAATTTCCTTCCACAATAGCAGCCGGTGTGTCTTCAGATGGAACGTAATCTGGCAAAACTTGCTCATCCTCATCGATAATGTCGACTAGGTCTTCATATACCAAAGGAATGAAACATGCTTTACCTGCGCAGCCTGCAAAGTGAACTCCACAGATACGTCGTGCACTAGTCAGACTGTCCATAAGATAAACACTGCCACAGTCTCCTTCACGGGAACCAATATTGGTCGTTGCAGATTGACATGTGAATCGTGATCCATCAGTATCAACCGTCTCTTGAAGTGTCAAGTTTTCAACCATGCCAAACTTCGTCTCAAATGTCTTGTTGGCACAATCAGCAACAGTTGACACAACGCGAGTACCAACAAGATTTGAAAGGTAAGACCGTTCCATAATGTGCTTTCGCAAATCAGGATACCGCATACATTTCCTATCAAGTTGAATGCAACACAAGTCAGTCATTTGGCCTGCACGAGTGTAATCCTTGACAAGCGGTTGAAGATCTTTCCAATAGTAGTCAATGCCTGTATCAGAAAAGGATGAACATATGCGAATCTTGAACATTGGTTGTTTTTCTTGCATACGATCAATCAAACGAACATAATGAGCATTTATTATAAATGTACGCCCTACTGGAAAGAAAATTCGAATAGGGGTTGCACCATTTATAATCTCATTTTTGTCATTCAGCCACAAGATTTTTCCCATGTTTGAACGCAATTTGATGTTGAGATCAGAAGCATTGGTCGAAACCCATCCTTCATATTGATTACAAAACATTCGTTTGGTGATATCAATGTTCTCGATTTCTTCTTCTGACATTGTTTTGAAAATGCTCCAAGATGGAATAGCATCACGAAGAAATTCAACAAAATCTTCGTCCTGCAAACGAGTGACTGAGCGTAGTTCATTGTCTTGATCAGAAGTCCATTCCACTTGATACGTTTTGCTGTGGTGTCATCTGAAAACCATCCTTCAACTGTCATATC